CTCGAAATCTAGGCGGTATCTCCAGCCTCTCAAGCTCGTACCGTGTTTGGTAGGCGCTCTGCTCCTCATTAGCTCAGCCACCTGGAATCTTGGCTCCAATGCCATTACGTCCTCGGCCCAGGCACTAGTCGGTCCTGGCCCAACGCTCGCATCCCACGCACTAACATCAAAAGAGTGTGGTTGCAAGCCGCTGGACGCACAGTCACCGTACCACTCACCAATGGATTCTGAATCCATACCACCGGCGTACACACAAACATCATACGGTGTGATCTGTGAAGACCTAGCGAGTGATTTGCCTAGTGACGACATGGTGGGTCCACAAGTGGACGTGATGGCAGCCGAACGACCCTGAATGAGTCTCGGCTTCTTGGTGCCATGGGCTTTAGATTTAAGGAAAGGGGCATTTTCGACCTTGACGAAAGCCTTGATTCGGTAATCCTGTCTGACGAAGCCCCTCTGCGACTCTACGGCGGCATCCTTAAGGATTGCTCGCTGTCGCGTTGGGTATTTCGCCAACCAGGTACTAAAACAAGTCGGCGTAATGCCGCCATTGGCCTTCACGTCATCTCGAAACCGAGTGAAGAGGGCGGATGTAGACCAATTGGCCTGTATCTCGCCCCAATACGCGGTGACGCGTGGGTCAAACCAGAGTACATTACCACCTAATCTCTCACGCAGAGCCACACCTTCATTGTGACAACAGCTGACGAAGATAAGAGGTCTTGTAACCCCGGTTGTGACTCCACATAAGACGCAAGCTGGCTTCTTGGTGACGTCGCAGTCGTTTGGTTCCATTGGCGGTTCAGCCCGTAGCTGCGGGGTGATGATCGCCGTGATGGTATCGTCTCTGTACTCGGCACAGCACACACCGAATACCTCGTCATGGGTACTCGTTCCAAACCACTTGGTATCGAGCAGAGACGCATAAGCTGCGTCATCCGCTGTCGCATTCCAGGCGGCGTGGACTAGTATAGCTGGCCAAATTGGCAGAACGAAGGTGAGCACGTGGAGAGCTGCCGTGTCGGTATACATTGCCAATCCGCAGGCCCCGTATAGCTTGTATGCGCGCAAGGCCTCGTAGGCAACAATTGCGAGCAGCGCATGGGATCCCATGGTGCTGTGCTTGGCGGCCTCCTCAACAAGTGGGGAGACCAGCACGGCGGCAGTATAGCCGGCAGAGAGCGTC